CCCACATCAGACAACTCAGCCTTGACCTTGCCGCCATCCACCACCGAGAGTCGAATTGCGAGATTGCGTTCAGCCATGTCCGTTACCTAAATCAATGAAGTTGACACACACCAGCAAAAATGATATCTTTAAGATATCTATTTCAAGGAATTTCCAGATGAGAACCGCAACAGCTCAAATTGCCTTTCGCTACCGCCCACAAGACAGCGCGACTGGTGTGACTCGCACCACGACGAAGCGTTTAGCCGAAGTGTTAGGTGTGGATGAAACACAAGTCATTCATTTGGCGCTGCATGAGATGGCCACTAAGTTTTTGCCGCAATACCAAGCCGATGCGGGTGCACTCACCAAAGTCCAACTTAGTCAAATCAAAAAATCAGCACCCAAGGCCAAAGGTGGCACTGTGCGCAGCACGCTCTTTGAAATGGAAAGCACCTGATGCGTTGGTGGCCAGAACCAACGGCGGGCGATATCGCCTGGTGCCACTTTCCTGACAACATCCACCCCAAACCCAAACCAAGACCGGGTCTCATCACGTCGACCAAAGAAGACGACGAAGGAAGGATCTTCGTGAGCGTGGCCTATGGCACAAGTCAAAAAATCGATCGCCTGTACAGCGGAGAATTTCGAATCACCAAGAGTGAGCATCCTGCCGCTTATGCCAGTGCAGGACTCAGCTATGACACCAAGTTCAACTTGAGCAATACGCTGGAACTACCATACAACGACGACTACTTTTCGATTCCGCCCCATGCGCCCCATGGTCAAATTCCCAAACTGGGCACTCTGCACCCGAGCATGGTGCGCATTGCTGCCGCTGCCTTTTCAGCTATCAATAAATAATTGCCACGCCATCAAAATTCAGCGTTCAATCTCGGTTGAAAGTGCTCTGATCAGGCCAGCCTCGACAGCAGGAAAAAGCTGCGACATTGCAGGCACGTTTGCATCAAGGGCTTCACTGGCTTGCCGCCATGCGTTGAAATCCAAGCCAATCACTGTGTTTTGGGCCATGCGAAGCTGAGCCGCACAGACTTCAAGCACCGACAGCGCCTGCCACCCCTCTTCAGTTTGGGGAGCGTTCAATCGATACGGACACTCAGGGCACGTTGTTCCGCACGCTTCGCAGTACGTGGGCCCGCCACCGAAGTGCCATTCGGTACGGGCCTTCAAGCGTTTTTTTCTGCATCCAGCAAATAAAGCGCCGCCAGATACTCACGCTCGAAGGCATCGGCCACAGGCCACAACTCCATCAAGGCTTCAATGCCCTCTGGGGTCACTGGTGTGGCCTTGCCCTTTTCATCACCCACACCTTCCCAAGCGAGCACTGCTAACTTGGCAAGTTCGGTGATCAACGTCGCGGTGCGCTGCCCCGCTGCTGCATGGTCTTTGCCATCGATGACAGATGCCGCATGGCGCGCAGCCATGACCAGCGCCGTGGTGGCGGGTTTGACCTTGACGCGTACGCCATGGTTCAAGTCGAGCCAATACGGCTCACGTTTTAAGTTGAGTTTGAGCATGGAAATGAATCTCTTGGAGTGGCTCAATAGCTAGCCACGTCGTTATGAAGAATGACCGTGAACATCCGACCTGCTGCGGTGTTCTTGGCCGCTTGCCAGTTGAAGGTGGCCTGAATGCCACCAGGCCCAGAGATGGAGAGCTTGGGCTTTGGCAGGTACACCTCATGCGCGATGAAGGTCAAACTCTTCGTGGCATCAATGACGTAGCTGAACGTCAACTCAAGCGGTGCGTTGTTGGTCGCCGCATCGATGAGGTCGGTGTCCGCAAACCGAACCTCAAGGTTTCCGGTCAGACTGGCAACCGTTGGATCAGCCCCTTCGATTTTTCCGTCAGAACGGATGGTTTCTATGCGGGCTAGGTTGTTTGAATAGGTGAGCTGCGCCGCGACCACGTTGCCAAGCGCCTGTCCATTCTTTTTGATCGAACCTTGAAACTGGTTAAACCGAGTGATGCCCAGCGCCTGTGGCGTTGCATCCACTGACACCAGTTGCTTGACCTCACCTTGCGCGATCAAACCCAGAGTCGCATCCGCTGCGCCTGAGCGCGCGAACTTGACCTGAACGGAGTTGACCATAACGCCCGACGACTCAAAGTACGCGGGGATATCAGGCAAGCCCGTCTCAAGCGCGAGACTTGGCAAGACAGGCTGGCCAGAGCCAAAGGTGTGCTGATGATCCACATCGCCTGTTGAAACAGGAGCCCCCAGCAATGCCTTGAGCCACAAGCCGAAGTTGCGCAAGTCGATGGGGACCACCATGTCGCCTTCGACCTTGATTACATCGCGAATGGGCGCGCTGGGGTCTCGCCCCAGTCCAATCAGGTCATTGGCAATGAGGCCTTGCTCAGACCCCAATGAGGTGGACACAAAAGGGAGCTTCCAGTACTCGGTCGTTCCACTGGGGTGCGTTCCGTAGGAAGGTTCGAATGCAGCCAGCAAGCTGGCATTTGCGCCATAGGCACGGGCCATAGTTGTTCTCCAGTTTCAAAAAGATTCAAGCCAGCGGATCGCTGCTTGCGTAATGCATCACCACATCCAAGGTGCAGGCCTTGATGCCCACAGCACCATCGGGGGCGACTTCCTCAAACTTCGGGGGATGAATTTCAATGAACTCCACAACGCCGCCCAAAGTCCGGTCTGCCCTGACAAGTGACGAGAACTGCTTGAGCAACGCATCCATGCGTGCGTCTCGCTCCGCGCCATCGGGGTGACTCACGTACACCTCCAGATTGGCCGAGTGCTCCCACTGATAGGTCAGTGGCGAGAGCATCACTTCGACTTCATTCATGTCGCCATCACGCAGCACCACCATGGCGTGCTCTGTCATGCGCTCGGGCAGCGCACTGTTGCGCTTAGGGGGATTGCCACCAAGGGGCAAGTGCCCCAACAACTGAAACAAAGCCCCGACGGCTTCTTCACGTTTGGACATAAAAAAAACAGGCCAATGGCCTGCTCCGGTAAATCAACTCTCGCCCTCATTCATCGGGCCAGTTGGAGATGACGTTTTGTATGAGCTGGGATTCCCAGCGTTGAACGGCTGAATTGATATCGATCTTCTTCTTGAGCTGAGCCTGAGGCACCAGCAAGAAGATCGGCACACTCACCAGCCCCTTACCGGACTGCTGCGCAGAAGCCGAAGCGGTTGTGAAACCACCCCGCTTACCTGCTCTTGCACGTTGGTTGTCCGCCACCAAGAGCGACGACTTACCTGCTCGGTAGACGAATCGAAGTCTCTGGCCGCGCATGCGCTCCCAAAGCCCCGGTGTGATGCGCTTACCGCGCGGACCTGTTCCTGCAGCTGGCAATGGAATGGAGAGCCAAAACCCGTTCTTCGAACGAATCAACGCTCCCTCGTCATGGGCAGCCACAACCACAGGCGCTCGGCTGTAAACCAAACCTGCAGCTCCCAGACTCTCACGCCCCTTGGGATACACCTCACCTCGCCACGTATTGGCAAGGCGCGCGCCAAGACCTGCACCAGTGATCTGACTGCGTAGCTCACCTTTGAGGCCATCCGTGGCATCACGCACACCTGTGGTCACCGCATGTCTGGCCGCTTTGAGTTCAGCGGCCATGAGTTTTTGCAGATTGCCACTCAGCGCAGCAACGAGTCGTGAAGACACGCTCAATCCTCCGGCCAGATAGACGCACTCACCGTCCAGACGAGCCGCTCACGGTCAATGAGCGGCTCCCCATGAAGGACATAGCGCGTCCCACCCAACACCAATCGGTCCCCTTCTCTTGGCTGTTTGACCTCGGATGCCATCAACTCAAAACGCTGGGTATCAACCACCAGATGGGTTTGACCGAAGTTTTGAACCGCATCGGGTGCTTTGGCAATCACCCGCACGTCGAGGGAGCCCCCCGCTTGTGTGATGTACAAAGCGGGAGCCCCCAAGCGAAGAAACAACCGAGAGATGAGCTGAACGAAAGGATCTCGACTCATCAACTAAGCCCTCAGCTGGCTAAGACTTTGACCAACAGGCTCGGACGATGGCACATGGGCAACGGGTTGCTCTGCGTGTGC